ATATCAGACGGATTATTTAATTGTAATTTGAATCTACCAGATAGTTCGTCTATCTCTATTCCAATGAGAGATGATGGTTATATAAACGTTACTATGTTATGCAAAGCATCTGGAAAAGATATTAAAGAATGGAAAAAAAATAAATCATCAGTTGACATATTAAACGCATTTTTTTCACTAGGGGGAATTCCCCCTAGTCAACTTTTAAACTCCACCAGAGTAGGAAAAACACAACATACATTTGCTCATCCAGATATAGCTATACAAATAGCACAATGGTGCAGTCCTTCATTTGCTTTACAAGTATCTCGTTGGACTAGAGAGTTACTAGTTTTTGGAAAAGTCGAGATAGGAAATGAAAAATCTGATAAAGAATTGGAATACAAATTAGAGGAGCGGATAAAGTTATTAACAGAAGAGAAAGAAGAAATTATAAATACAGCTAAAAAACAATTAGAAGAAAGTCAAGAAGAGGTTAAAAAATTAAGAAAAAAATATGTAAAACAACCAAAAGAAGCAGTTGATCAAAAGAATGTAGTTTATCTTATGACTTCAGAAGAAAGTGAAAAGAATGGTGAATATAATGTAGGAAAAGAACTAGATTTATACAAAAGAAAAGAGTCTTACAATCATAATAAGTTACACGATTTCAAAGTTATTTATTATATATCTTGCAAAAACTCAAAATTGATGGATATACTAGAAAGCGTCATTCTAACGAAACTTGAAAAATATAGATGTAAAGCTGGAAGAGATGTCTTTTTATTACCTACAGAAGATATCAAAGTGTTTACAAATATATTTGATGAGTGTTTAAAGTTTTATGAAGGTATTGACAATCCTATATACCCTAAAAGAACAATACAAGAAGATAAAGAGAAACAAAAAGAAAGAAATATAAAATACCAAGAAGAACATAAGGAAGAAATTAAAAAAAAAAATCATGAATATCACGAAGATAATAAAGACATATTGTCTGCTATTAAAAAAGAATATTATGAAAAAAATGCGGATGTTTTCGCTAAAAAACAGAAAGAATATTATAAAGATAATAAACAAGCCGTAATAGAGAAAGTTATGGAATATTATGAAGATAACAAAGAGAGTATATTAGAAGAAAGAAAGATTTTTTATCAAGACAATAAAGATCATATTTTAGAAGAAAGAAAGGCTTATTATAAAGAAAATTATAAAACCAAGATAGCAGCTCAAAGATCAAAAAAAGAAACATGTGAATGCGGTATGATAGTTACTCATTATAGTATGAAAAGACATAAAAGTTCTGATAGACATAAAAAAATAATGGAAAAAATACAAAGTATTTTATAATTCAAATACAATAAATAATATTATTTATTGTATTTATAATTTTCTGAAATGATCAAAAAATTAAATTCTTTTACGAGAACTTCTTTTACTCAATCTTTTTTTATCCGAACTTCTTTTACGAGAACTTTCAAGATACGGAGCGCAAAATTTTGTTAAACATTCTACATTTCTTCCAGTTGTTTTTGCATTTATAACGTGTCTATTTTTATACAAAACATAGTCTGGAACACCATTAAATTCTTTAATAAAATTATTCAAACGTTTTCCAAGAGGAATTTCAGTTTTTGGCCTTTTATAACCGTTTGTTTGTATAGTTGCACAAAATACTTTATCTGACATTTTGTCAGCAAAAGCTTGAAATAATGGTTTTGCGTCTTCACAGTGAGGACACGAAGATGATTGTATCATAATCAAAACAAGCATATTTGTTGGAATTTGTTTGTTCTTTATTTTTCCTCTTTTATCAAAATCAAAATTTTCCAAATAATGAACATTTTGTTTAAATCCTTTCATATTTATTATTTAAACAAGATTCTGTTTTTTTTTATCATCTGAAATATTTACTTAGATTAAAAATGGTTCGCTTTGTTTTGAATAAAACTTTTAAAAAATTTGAATTTTTGGTTTATCCTTTAGACACACCTGATAGTGTTATTAACCGTTTAGCATCTAAACTAAATACTATACCAAAATTTTTATATTTTACCGGTGAAATTCCTTCTATGGAAAGACTTCGCGACGAAATCGATATAGAAGTTGAAAATCTTTTAGATACTATTATAACAACTAAGAAAGACTTTACAGAATTAATGGATGAATTAAATGAAGAAAACAAACTTAAACAACAAAAATTAAAATCAATTGATATTCTTTCTTTGTTTTTTGCCTATAATCAAGACATAATTAAAACATATAAAAGAATTGAAGCAGCAGGAAATTTACATACTGTTTTTATGACATTAATAGATAGTATTATAGATAGTAATATAGAGATTAAAGATATAGAAAAATATTGGGAAAATAGAAAAGAAAAAAAGGCAGAAATATCTAAACTTATTGATAAGATTAAATATGAAGATTCTAAACAACTAGAATTATTTCAAAAAATTGGTAAAGAAATTATTTATACTGAATTTGAACTAGAAAGCGTAAAATTTAATTTTTCTATAGATTTACAAAATATTAGTGTTATGGAGTTGTTTAACAATATTGTATTAAATAATGAAGTTCCATTTGCATGTATTAATAAATTTTTTAAAATATTCAAAGATTTTACACCACCTGATGATTGGAGTTTTTACGATGAAACTGTTATTCTTTTCAAAGTTTTAACAAAAAAAACATTAGAAGATGCAAAAATGGAAGATTATATTGATACTTTTGTTTCTGTTGAAGGTGAAGAAGGAAAAGAAGTCGCAAAAGTAAACATGTCAACATTTATAAATCCAAATGGTAAATTTTTATCGCAAGAACAGCTTATATCTCGTTTTTTAAGTAGTATTAGAAATTTAGAATCTATAAAACCTAGAAATATTAATGAAACTCGTGTAAATGGATCTTTTTATTTTCCTAATCATAATATGAATAAATACGTTATTGCTGATCTTATTATGAACAATAGTATTTTTTCTTCATTAATGTCTATAAATGAAAGTGAAAAAGCCACTAAAAAGAAAGAAAGCGTGTATATTCATTTTTATAATTCTCAAATAGGTAATTTAACAGCGAATTTAACAGAAAAAATAGCAGTACGAAATGATCCAGAATTAAGAGGTAAAAATAAATCAGAATTTAAGCAAGGATCTTACTATATTCGTGTTAAAATTACATCTGCTGAAAACATAAATTCTGTTAAAGAATTTCAAAAATTATTTTCAAAATTAATGGTTATATATGATCAAGAATATAAAACGATCGTTGATTTTTATAGTCAATACATTAAAGATTTTGGTAAAATTGAAACAAAAGAACAAATTAATCCTAAAAAAATATCAATTAAAGATATTGCACCTGAAGTATTTGTGACAGGATATCCTCAAAGATGTACAAAACCACCAACAATCATTGAAGATGATGAAATAGAAAAAGCAATAAAAGAAGGTTATGAGATAATGACGTATCCAAAAAAATCAGAAAGCACCTATAATTTTCCAGCTCGCAATTATATATGCAAAGAGTCTAAGATCGCTAAATTTCCTGGATTACGTGAGAATCCATTAGAAAATAGTGATACGGTTCCTTATTTACCTTGTTGTTATAAAAAAAGTCATAGTGATCCAGGGTGTGGTAGCATTTTACGTAATTATGAATTTAACGAACCTTTAAGTGAAAAGAAAATTGAACAACAAGATTTGATAAAAACAAAAAAATTTGCTTATCAAGATTTATACGGTAGATTACCTGAAAATATGCAAAAACTTTTTGAAATTTTTGATTATGACGAAGAGTATACTTACGTTAGAAAAGGTATGTATAATGGAAATAGTTCTTTTTTGCAATGTGTAATGGAAGGTATGGAAACTGGTAATTTAACATTTGAAAATACTGAAAAATATCTGGCTGCACAAAGAAAAAAGATGGCAACCCCAGAAAATGCTGCTCTATGCAGACAAGAAATGTATGATTACACTACAGAAGAAATTATTAATATTATAGGAAATTCAGACATTTATATGAATCCAAGTCTATTTACATCTCTTTTAGAAAAATATTTTAATTGTAATATATTTGTTTTTAATCGTCAAAAAGAAGATGGTGAACTTATTATTCCTAGACACACACA